GTCATCCCCGAAAGCTTTATACGCGCGGCGGGTCGATTCGATGTCGTTTCAACTCTGTTACTGTCCAAACTCGGCTCATTCGGTGCGGTCATTGTCCGCTGTTCCGCAAGCGTTGTGAACTCAATAAAATTACCGCCGCTGCTGTTCTTTATCAGATAAAGAGGTGTATTATTATTTTGGTCACTCACCTGTGCATAACAATATAGTTTGTATGTCGTGCCGCTTGTCAATGGGTCGCCCAACACCGCAGGTTCGCCCGAGATATTTTTACCGCTCCCGACCGAACCGTTGGACGATACCGTTATAACGGCGCGAACGTACTCAAAGCTGTTTAAAACACTCGTTCCGCCTTTTCCCCCGATATATTTTTTCAAAAACCAAATCCCGAGGTAATTATCCGATGTAAAGTTGTATTCCAGATTATATATATTTGCCGTAAAACTGTTCGTTCCGACGTTCGTCACCGTCCAATACGCCATATCTCACACCTCATCCAAACACCGCAATGCCGCCGCTTCCGCCGCCGTTATTCTTTACATAATTTTCAAGTGTAACAGAGCTTCCCGATGTTCCGACATATATTTTGTTCGGGGCTTGCGTTAGGTAAATAACAGAAGCATTAATGCCTATTCCTGTCTTTCCCGCCGCACCGCCGTCAAGCGTGCTTATATTTGCACCCGAATTAAAAATTATACTCCTCTGTTCATTATCTGTAGAAGCATCGCCGATTTTTAAATTACCATCCACCTGCGCAATCTTTGTTATGCGCACATTTCCTCTCATTTTAAACCCGTCCGTCGTCTGCTCAAACACCGTTCCGAAATTCGCATTGCTGCCCGATACCCACTTTTCACCGTCATAGTGCCAATAAAGGTTAGTTGTTGTATCATAATATATAACGCTTTCAATCTTTGACGAAACATTATTAAAATTATTCACCTCAACGGGGTTTGAATACGCCGCATTGACCGCCGTTGTTATGCTGTCCTTTGTCTGTTCTATCTTTGAGTTAAACTCTCCGACATCGGTTTCAATCGCCGAAACACTGCTCTCTATCGAATCCGCACGTTGATTTATTGCGGTTTTAAATGTTCCGACATCTTCCTTTACCGCCGTAACCTCTGCCGTTATTTCTTCCGCTGTCTGCGTCAGCTTTGAATCGAATTTACCGATATTCTCTTGATTCTTTGTCACCTGCGTTTGTATCTTATCCGCGGTTGTCTCAATTGTGGCGCAACGCTCACCCAGCTCATCACTTTTTACAACAAGAGCCTTTATCCCGTCCGCGCTTACCTCTATCTCGGTTTTCATACCCTCTTTTTCTTTAATTAGGTATTCCGAAAGATTGCTGTCGTCAAGGTTTTCAATTGTGTCGTTATACGCACGCTTAAACCGCGCCAGCTCATCTCTGAGCTCCTGAACCTCATTCCTCAGCTGTTTAAAATTCATCTTTGATATTTCTGTATCAGACATACAAATCACCGCCTGCCTCAAACCACAATTCCAAGCCGTACATCGTCACATATCCGTGTCCGCAAACGTGCATTTTTATACCCCAATGCGCCGTCTGCCGCGGCTTTACTCTGACCGCGACCCGTCCGCTCTTGCCGCCCGACGAATATACAAGGTGCGACTTGCTTTCATCAAACTTTTCATCGTCGTATAAAAAATATACTTTAAATTCCGCACCGTCCGCTATATCCGTCATCATCTGCAACTTTTTGATATGCTTGATATTTGCCGAAATCTCGTTGTTGTCCTGTCTTGTTATTATGTCGGTTTCAAACTCAAAATCCTGTTCAAAATCGTTCGTGTCGGTGCGATAAACCTTTCCGTCACCGCCGAGATAATACATCCCCGTCTTGTTATGTGCAAAGCATTTGATTTTTCGGTCTATCCCCTGCCGTGACCATTGCTCCGCCACCGTGTCATAGGTGAAATAATACTTATTGCCGCCCTCATCCTCACAGTATAAGAAATAGTTTCGGTTGTCCGTCCCCGCAACCGCATATTTATATTCACCGATGTTCAAATAATATCCGAGTATTCTTGGGTTCGACCCTGTATAAATCTTTACGTTATCATTTGATACAAATATAAGCCGTCCGTCAACCTCTTGAATCGTTCTGAAATCAATCGCACCCTCTGCGAATATCTCATTTATCCTAAACGGGTTCTTTGTGTTGTATATCTCCTGCATATAATCGCGCTTAAAACACACAACATTTCCCTGATATGATATAAGCCCCGTAAAAATCCCGTCCGCTTTCGCGTTCGCCTGTGATGCCGATACCCACGAATTCGATTCGTTGTATGACTTTATCGTGTCTAAGGTCCAGTTACAATAGTCATTAAATCCGCTCGCATATACGCGGCTGTCATCAACGCCGAACACACGGCTCAAATGCACCGTTGCGTATTTGAGCTTCGGCACATTCGGGGCGGTCGATACACGCCAATCCCATTTTGTGCCGCCGCCATCGAGCTCAACTTCAACATACCGCCACGTTTCGCGCGTTGCCGCGTTGTAATAATAATATCCCGTATTCGCCGTGCTGTCGGGCATAGATGATAACGTCCATTTTTCCAATTTCTCATCATAATCATCATCCGATTCCTGCGCACCCTCAATTATACTGTCATCCTTTGCCTTGTTGTATGTGCGAACAACCGCGTCCATACCGTCACATTTAAAATATGTCTTGTCGCTGTTCAGTCTGAATTTGTATTCACCATAATGATTTGTACCATTATCGGTTTCGACATCGATGTATTCATACCATTTGCCGTCTTTTGTGTTATATATAAGCGTTCCGTATTCTCTCGGTTCAACGCTGTCCGTGCCGGCATAATAATATGTTTTATCCGCATCGCTGTCGGTGTATTTTTCCGCTGTAAACCTCGCCGTTTCTATGTACATCGGCATAGCCACCCTGTCGGGATAAATTAAAAGTCTGCGCCGATACGAACCGCCGACGGGGTCTGTCGGCGTGTCATAAACATTGAATTGTACCATTGACCTAAATGTGTTCTCATCATATTCAACGGTATCAATCCCGTCATTATCGTCCGAATCGTCAACACCGCGGCTCACCATTCCCGTATATATCGTCGCTCCCTCATCCTTAATATAATCAATCCAAACAGCGTTGTTCTTTATATAAATAACGCATAAAAAATCATCAAAGCCATAGAGAGCCGCCGCGTTTGAATACTTTGATACTTTTAACAACGCTGTGTGCCGCATAGACGGCGTGAGATAGGGCGTGTGTTCGGTCGAAATATTTAACTCTTCCGAGAGCATACCCGTATCAATCTCTTGTCTGCGGTTCAACCCCGACCAGTTTATCTTTGTCATTTTATATGCCTTGCCCGATTGCGGCAAGGGCATTTGCAGGTACGAAAGACCGCCGTCATTTTGTTTTTTCTTCGCCATATATCACACCTCAAATCACATAGCAAACGCCGCCTGCCGCTGTTTTATCCACTGTTTAAACGTTTCCAATAAAACGTTATAGTCACTCAGCCATTTCGCCGCCAAAACATCTTCGTTCGCTATCTTATACGCTTCGCCCCTCAGCTTTGCCCTCGCAATATCCAAAAACTCGGGCGGCAGCATTACATTTTTGCTGTCTATCTCGTCATTTTCCGATACCGTCTTAACCTCGGGGCGTACAAAGTACATTATTTTCATACCGTATGACCTCGCATAGGGTGAATTAAAACCCAAATTACCGTTTATCTTATAATAAACATCCGGAAAGGTCGCACCGCTTGTCAAATTTGTCTTGATGAGCTGTCTGTCACCGACAAACACAGTGTATATATCCTCAAACCTCGGCTTTGCGTGACCGTTCGGCACATCTGCCGTCGCCAAATCAATCTCGTTTGATGATATATCGGCTCTGTCAATCGTCAAACACCGCTGTTCCTTGATTATTTCGCTGTATATAAGCTGTTCGAGTGCCGTCAGCCACCCGACATAGCTCCGATTCGTTATCGGATAAGCCACATCCGCTTCGGTTATAATATCGGCGATTAAGTCCGCCGCCGAAATACCGCTGTCAAACATCACCACGTCACCGTCCTTCCGCCCCAAACTCTGCCTTTGGCGTTGTCATTCCAATATTTTAAATAAGCCTCTTGTGCCTTTCGTACAAACTCGCTTTTATACGCTTCGTTTCCGCTCGCATAAAATAAAATATTGTCAACGATTGCCTGCATAAACAGCGGCCGTACGGCTAAATCGTTGTCAAGCGACATAATCGGTTCGAATTCCGCTCCGTCCGCCAAAACAAATTTGTCATACGATGCCAAAAGCTCCGATACCGTGTCGTTTAAATAATTAAAAAACCTCCGCTGTTCCAAAGGCACAACAAGGTTTACTTTTTCATAAATTATTCTCGCGTTCATAACGAAACACACTCCTTTAAATTTTGTTCAGCAAGTGCCGCATTCCTCGGGGGCATAACGCCCCCGAAAGCGACAAAAATACAATACTTATACCTATCAGCCTGCGCAATTGTAAAAACGCACACAGCCGCCGGGGTTCTTACAGATAAGCTCGCCGTAGTTCGCAAGCAAAGCGCGGTATTCCGACCTGTTTTCTTTAAGGTTAAAGATACCGCCGCCCTGTAACTCACAGAAATTCCATTCCTGTGTATGCAGTTCAAGAGCCGATGTGTCGATACCCCACATTTCGCCGTCGGGTACAAACTGTTCGTTCACAACGTCAACCTCTTTGTTGCCGAATATGAATTTAATGGACTTAAATCCGCCCTCTAACTCTCTGCCCTCAACTCTGAGCTTGTTTGTTTCGAGGTATGCAACATATGCGTCAAATGCGTCATCGCCGCAAAGCAGCATATCTACATCCGAGTTCTTTTCTCTCTGCGCAAATCTCAATCCTCTTGTGATGTCCTGATTTGTTACGCCGCCCGTGTCACAGCCGATAACGGTCGGATAAAGGTAAGGATTCGACGCTTTGTCCACGCCGTAAATCTTTGCGATGTTATTGTCAAAGATTGCGCCCAAGCCTGTGATTTCGCGGTTATAAGAGTTCTGAACGGTGATAAATCCGCCGCCTGTCTCCGCGCCGCTTGCGATTGCCGCCTTTGTGATAGACGTATTTGCACTCGCGCCGTCTAAGGTTATTTTATAAACCTTTTCAGCCGCCGCACCCTCACCCGTCGGGGTAAAGGCAGTAGTCATATGCTCGATAGACTTGATTCTGAGAGCCGTTCCGTTTGAATCGGGTGTCGTTCCGCCCTTTACATAAAGGTCAACGGTCAATCCCTCTTTAAGCATCTTGACATCGTTTACATACGCGGTGATAACACCGTTTGAATACGTTGTCGCGTCACGCACCTTACAGAGAACACCCGAACCGTTGCCGAAATACGAACGTCCGACATTCCATTTCGCCGCCGCATATGCACCCTTGATTTCGGTATCGAGCGCGTCAGCCATTGCGCCCGCGCTTCCCGTGAGCCTTACCGCCTTTGCCGATATACCGATGTCAACATACATATCCTTTGCCGTTGTTTCAAAACGCTCGAATCTTACGCGTCCTGCCTGAGGTGTGTTCATACCCTCTTCGCCGAATCCGAAACCGCCTGCGAGACCAATATCAGCCGCCGCAACAATTTTGTTGGATTTAAGCGTTTTCTTTTTGATTTTTGCCAAAAACGGTGTCGGTTCAATGTTCAGCATATTGTTCCACACCGGCAAATAATTTTCTTTTAGAACTTTTTCAAAAGTTTTTAAGTTCTGTACATCTGCCATTTTTCATCATCCTTTCAAAACAGATTAATAAATTTTATATTTTACCTGAAAGCGTGACGTGTGCGCTCTGACGCTTCTTCCCACGTCTTGGGCTTTTCGGGTATATTAAGTGCTGCATTTACCGCTCCGCTGCTTGCGGAAAATTGCGGCACTTGCTGACTGTCTTTAACCGCCGATATTCTGTCCTGTTCTATGAGCTTTCGATATTCCTCATTCGCCTTGTATTTTTCAAGGAACTCCTCGGGCGTCATCTCTTTCGGCGGTTCTTGGGGCGGTGCGTTCATCGCGTCAATGCCCCTCGCTATCGCGTATGCCATTATGTATTTTTCATCATCGGGTATATCATCCGATGATAAAGCCTTGTTGCTTTCGATAATGCTGTCAAGCTGTCTGCGCCTGCCCGATATTCCGTCAAGCTCCTTTACTCTCGACAAGCCGTCAAAGACTTCATCCCTTTGTGCGCGGCGTTTTCCCTCTTTCGCCTCATTTATATAAGGTGCAAGCTCGTCCATAAGACCGCCTCTCACATACTCCGCCATTTGCTTGGCGTATTCGGCTTCCGCCGCCGCAACGGTTTCATCATCCGCAAACGCCAAACCGTTTATATCCAAATGCGGCTGTGTTATCGTTTCGGCTACAATGCTCTCCTCCTGTTGCTGTGACATCTGCTTTATCTGCTCCGACAATTGTCTGAGCTGTTCCTGCAATGCGGCGTTCTGTTCTCTCATCTGCCCCAGCTCCGCGCTTGTTCTGTTAAGCTCCTGCGCCGCCGTCTCCGCTGTGCTGACCGCCTCGTCTATCACTTGGCTGTCCTGTGCCGCCTGTGTTTCAAGCGCGTCCGCTTCCGCGTTTGCCGCCTGCGGGTTTGCACCGTCCGTATTTGTCGGTTCGGCTGTTTGCGCCGTGTTGTCGGTTAAGTCGGTCGGAATATCCGCCGCCTGTGCCGCGTTGTCCGTTATCGGTTCTGCGCTTTCCGTGTTTTCCGCATTGCCCGAATCAATCCCCTGTTCGGGTGTTATATCTTCGGGTGCGTTGTCGTTGTTGTAATACTCCTCAAAAGCGTTTTCCGCCTCTTTGGTTGCTTCATCAAAATTCTTTGCCATAATAAAATCATTCCTTTCATTAATTGAGGTGTTCCCTCATAATTTGTATCGTTTGTTGGTGTGTTCGGGCGCCCACATGGGGGCGCCCCTACAGATTTTCGTACACGTTCCGTTTGGTTGTAGGGGGCGGCGTCCCCGACGCCCCGTGAGATGGTCATCGATTTATGCGGTTTCCGCATAATTCCGCATCCCGCATTCCGAATTACGCATTATTTTGCATCGCCGCCATCATTGCCGTCGCGGCCGCCTGTTGTACGGCGGCTTGGTGTTCCCTCAGGTGGCTTTCCAAAACCGCCGCCCATTCGGGCTTTTTCATCTTCATAATGTGAAAATCCATCTGCAATATATACCGCATATGTTCCTCTATGTGTATCTCGTGATTGTCAAACTCCGAAACCTGCGGCATAACACCCTGTTCAAAAAATACGTTTTCGCGCTGTGCCGCCTGCATATGCAAGGTGTTGACCGACAATATTTCGCTGTAATTCCCGACCTTCATACATTCAAGCATTCGGTTTTTGACCCTCTCCGATACCCGACCGTTCTCATCGGCGAACAATCCCATAGAATACGCTTCCATAAACTTCTGTTTCTGTACTTCTTCTGATGTCAAAAGCTCGTTCTCGGTCGTGTATTCAACATCCGTGCTGTTTATATCCTCACCGCTCCAAACAATCGCCTTTGCTATATCGTTGCTTCCGACATATCTGACAACCCTCTGTGTGTTTGCATACCTCTTGTATATATCAAGCCACATAATCGCCATTTTCCGTATGCCGTTCCTGATATAATCACCCGTCATAGATAATCGCGTGTTGTCGATTTCCATAAGGTTCTCTATCGCCGTTCCCGATGTCACGCCCGACGGCGTTGCACCGTTTACCATAAGCTGTGACGTTCCTGCGACGTATTCCATATCGGTCTTTAGGTTATACCGCTCCGACATAATTTCCGACGGCAAATTCCCGTTCGGTATCGGGGTCGGCGGCTGTCCGTCCCTCGAATACACCATTATTGCCCCGGGGTGCAAGCCGTTCGCTTCGTACTCCTCAATATCGATACTGCCCTCTTGCGCATAAAATCCGTTTAAAACAATCCTCTTTATGTATTCGTGAATCTTATTTATACAACCGTTCAGCGCACGCTGATACGGTATCAAGTCCTCAATTACCGACTTGCCGTAAAACTGTCCCGCAATCTCGCGGCATTTTATTTGTACAATCGGAATCCTGTCATACGGAAGGTCACCGTAATATACAAGCTCATCATCGCCGACAATGATAATCATTCGCCCGTGAGGTCTGTATTTTGACGGTCTTTCCATATATGTGATAACCTTTACCGCGTCATCCATCGTCCGATGACCGAGGGTCATAACCGTGTTTTCGCGACCCAAACCGCCGCTTGACGCAAGAGGTGTTAATTCAAACGTTTCAACCTCGCCGCCGTCAACCTTGATTCCGTATAAGTCATATACATCATCAACCGTCTTGACCTGTTCAATGATAATTGACCTCTGCGCTTCAATCGTTTCTTTAAAAACGCTCTCGGGATATAATTCATACGGCGTAATCAAGCCATAATCTATATCCCCCTCATAATACGCCTTTTCGGTCTTTCTCTCGTTGCCGTCCTCGTCCGTTTTAATTATTTCTTCCGTTCCGACAATCTCACCCTTGTATGCGTCCCACCACGACATCCAAAACACATTGCCGCAAAGTTCGTTCCAATCTATCATCATATTCCGCTTTGATTCAAAATCGGTGTTCGTCTGCGTGTATTGAAGTATGTCGGTGCTGACCTCCGCTTTCGCATAATCGTCAAGTTCGTTTGTTCTCGGCTTGACTTTCATTCTGTACGAAATCTTTTTAAGGTTCGCCTTTCGGGTATCTATCAAAACGGCTATGTTGTTGAACGCTTCGTGTTCCATCCAGTCATAGACGGGTTTTAGCTGTTCAATGTCACCGCGATAAGGGTTAATGTCACAATATTGGTTTCCGACCAAAAAATTCGCATTGAGCGTCCACTGCTGTTCAAGCATACCGCGCTCATCCTTACGCTTTTTCAAGTCCTCAAAAACCTCTGCAATAATATCCTCTTTGTATAAGGTCTTGCCCTCATCATCAACATCGATTGCGAGGTTATCGCCCTCATCATCGCCACCCCTGCCGAACAGAGCCGACAGCTTTCCGACAATGCCGCTCACGGGCGGACTGAATCTCATAATCATTCTGTATCACCACTCTTTAATGAAATACTAAATATCAATATGTCTTTCGCCATTCTTCCAAAGCCTTTTCGTGTGCCGACTTTGGCGTACTCGGCGGCTTGACATTCTTTTTCGGCGGCGCACCCGTAATCCTGTCATACAGGTCACGCCGTTCTTTATAATGTGTGACAAGCTGTGCAACTATAATAACTAAAAGAAACAAACAAATTTTGTACATATCCATTATTTATCGTTTCCCCTCTCGGCTGTCTTTTTCTTCGTCGCCCGTTTTGGCGTTGCCGATTTTGAATTTGTCGGCTTCTTCGACAAATTAGGTACATCTTCCGTTTCCGTGTTTTGAATATCCTCTGTGTTCGGGACGTCCTTTTGAGATGTATCGTTTTCCGCCGCCTCACCCGCAAGAGATAACTCATCATCGTTATCCGATACTTCCGATACGATGTCCTCAATCCCCGAATAAAACAACTCGGGCGGCTTCGTGTCCGTTTTCTTTTTCGGTTCAACATAATTCTCGATTGCGGTCAAAGCGTCACGCAAGCAATCCTCGCATATGACAACGCCGCCCAATTCCGCCGACCTTGAAATGCAATACGAATCAACGTTCCTGCACCCTTTCACATCACATCTCATTTTCATTTTTCTTACATTCATTTTTGCCATTACATTTTCTACCTTTCATTTTTATTTTAATTATTAATCAAATCCCTACAGAAAATATTTACTCCATTCAAAAATATAAATAATTTTTACCTTGCGGTTGGGCTTGGCAACTGTATGGGCTACGGGCAATATTTCAATAAAATTATTTATATTTTTGCAAATCCGTTTTCCAAAAACAGGGTTCTAAAGGGAACGCCCTTTAATTCCTCTCTAATATATTTTCCTCGCATTGTTAAATCCCCCGAGCCGCTTATCTCTGTATTTCTGTAACTCCGTCTTTTTCTGCGGTGCCCTGCTCGGCGTGATGTATTGCAAAACAAAATACCTCAACGCATCGGGCAAGTGCGTAATGTTGTGCGGCTCTGTCATACAATCCGTCGGTTTCTTACTGTCGCGTTGCAGGGCGGGCAGACACTCAATCAATTCCGAACAGTTGCTGAATATTTTAAGTCTGCTCTCTCTGCCCGAATCCGTTTCCGTTATATGCAAGAGGTTCTTTATCCCAAGCCACCCCGTTTCACGGTCACGGCTTCCCTCGATAAGCGGCAAACCCGCCTCATAGAATAAATCCGCCTTTGTCTTTGCACTCTCCTGTGACCTTGCCCAAAGGTCAGACGGCGCAACCGTATACATAATCTTTTCACCCTGCGACAAATTCACAATATCCGCACCGCCGACCGAAATTATCTTATCCGCTTCGGCGTATTCGCGATAAATATAAATATTGCCGAGTTCGTCCACCGCCGTCCAAAGACACGCCAAACAGTCAAGTCCATAGTCTATCGTGCGGTATCTGCGCCAATATTCGGGGATTTCAAAAGGCTCAATAACGTGAACGCTCCTGTCAAATTCCGAAAAATACTGACCCGCAAGCATATCCCAGTTCCCGTCGCGCCACGCCTCTCTGAGTCCGTCGGATAGGTTATTTAACATATTTACATATCCGGGGTCTTTTTCCAAAAGAACCGTGTTGTCAAAAACCGTTGCCGGTACGAAAGCATAATCTTCAGGCTTTTCGCTCGGCTTGTATCGTCTTGATATAAATAACCTCTTTACCCATTCGTGACCTACACCCCCGGGGTTACATGTCAAATACATCCGTTTGGGAAAGTCGTTCGCGCCGCGCATACAAGCGGTAAGCGTTTCAAATTGGTATTCGGTGAATTGTGTTGCCTCATCTATACAAATAATGTCATATTCTTGTCCCTGATATTGCAGGACATCGCTCTCTGCCTTACAGTATCCGCATTTGATACGGCTGCCGTTTATAAAGATAAACGTCTTTTCGGTTGCCTTGTATTCGGCAACGCCTTTCAATAATGCCGACAATGTATTTATGTGGTTTTCCTGCAACTCGGGGTATGTGCGGCGCAAAAGTAAAATTTTGATACCCGAATACCACATACAAAGCATCGTTATCTTGCGTTGAAGCGCCCACGACTTGCCGCCGCCCCTCGCTCCGCCGTATGCAACAAAACGGTTATTCGCCTTAAAGAATTTAAGCTGTTTCGGGTTCGCCGTCGAAATCCCGTCAGCCAATGTGCTATTTTGCATATTCATCAAATCACTTAGGCAGTTTAAATGTTACCTCTGTGTTTGATGTCGCTTTGCCGTCACTCAATGCCTTTTTGTCATAAAGCGTACCGATTGCGGTTGTCAAAGCCTTAATATCTTCAAGTTTAAGCCGCGACAGCCGCCTTGCCGTTTCGTCCTTATCCCTGTCGCTCAAAACATCCTCATCGGCGTTATAAACTTCGTCTATAAGCTCGTCAATCTCATCTTCCCTGTCGATTGCGCGACTCAATTGCCTGTCGAGCAACCTAAGTCCCTTGTCAATAATCTTGTCGGCTCTGGCTGAAAAATCGGCACGTTTTTGTTTGACAAGTTCAATAAATTCTTCCTTGTCCTTATTCTTTTTAACGGTGACCTCCACCGTCGAAACGGCATAGCCGAGTTCTCTTGACGTTTCCGCGAAGTTTCCCGTTACCGCCCAGCTCGACATAATGTCATAAACCTGCTGCGGTTTAAGCTTCTTTCCTCTCGCCATAAAATCACCTCACAATCGAATTTATATCGTCCGGGCAGTCAGAAAACCGCCCGAACGTCGGAGGGAAGCATAAACAAATAAAAAAATTTACCTGTCTAATTTCAAGTATATCTGAAAAAAACGGACAAAACGGACAACTTTAACGTCATAATATAAGAAATTTAAAAACGTAAACTAAATATTTATTGTGAAATATATACAAATTAGACCTAAAAATCAAAAAAAGACACCGTAAAAGCCGCAAAAACCGACTTATACAATGTCATAAAATAAATCACAAAGCATAAAATATAAGCGCAAAGCTAATTGAAATAATGGTATCGAACTAAAACTAATCGAGTTGTCAAGTAGTTGTCAAAACGCAATAGACATTGAAATACCAATATTTCTAACAGGTTCGAATCCTGTCGCCCCGACCACGTCGGAACAAGTTTCGCTTGTTCCGATTTTTTTCATAAAAAATCGGTCACACGCTTCACTGTTCATCCTTCATCCCACAAAACCTATTGGGTTTTGCGGGAACCCTATTGCGCCTTGCGGCACTATAATTTTTGAGTCTTTTGTCTTGCCGCATTTTTTCGCAAAAAGGCACGCTCGGCTCATCTGTTCTCTTGCAAGCGCTCTCACGACGGTTCGCTGTCGCTACCACCTTTTTGCGAGAGTGCTTTCGGCACAAATATCTCTATAGCTCAGCTTTCACTTTGCTTTGTCATTTCTCCTCCATTCAGCAAAACCTTTAGGGTTTTGCTGAAGTATATTGCGCCTTGTGGCTCTGTAATCCTTAATTTTACTATGTTTTTCACTAAATCCTGTAAGAACACTTGCACCAAAAATCGGCAAACCAAACGGTTCACCGATTATATTTTTTCTTATTCCGGCTTCACTATTCACTAAAATTTCAGTTAAATGTTCCCATTATTCGCAAAAAGTCACGTTTATATCGATTGCTTATTTGCAAGCGCTCTCACACTTATTTTGTTTACTCCTGAACATCCGGTGAATCGGTTTGCGGAACAGCCAGATAATCGTGCGGATTTACGGATTCTTCGTTTACGCTGACCTCAAAATGCAAATGCGAATTTTCGGTCACTTCCGCAGCTGCGGAGTTCCCGACCTTACCGATGACCGAACCGCTCAAAACATTATCACCGACAGCAACGGCGGCATCCTCAGCCAGATTCGAATATATAGACCTTATTCCGCCGTCGTGCAAAATAATTATCGTCTTTCCGAACATACCGTTGTCGGTTATCGCCTCAACCGTTCCGTCTGCCGCTGCAAGAACATCATCGCCCTCGTTCGCCGCAAAGTCAATGCCGTTATGCGTTCTCCAATCCTGCATCGTCTTTGAATAAACAAGATTATCGCCCGAATAATCGTTCAGCACCGCACCTGACACCGGCTGCTGCATAATTATTTTATCGCCGCTCTGTCTCGTTTGCGCTTGCTCATTGTCTTTGACATCTTCCGTCTTTGTGCTTTCACTCTCCGAATTCATATCAGAAGTCGCATTATCGGACGATTTAGGTTCGGCTTTTGCTTGTTCGCTTTGAGTCGGCAAAGCCTCTGCCGTTGTCGGCTTTGCTGCACGATTATAATCGTCGGAATCATCGGAAGATTGATAAACATCGTTTTTATCCGCCTCTGAGACCGCCTCTTTCCACGCCTTGCTGTCAAAACCCTTATCGTTCTCGGTTGATTTCGGCATAATGTAAGTCATAATCATCGCAAAAAGAACAACAGCGACCGCGGTTATCCCGATAACGGTAAGATTCTTTTGGTTCAAAACAGAATTGCTTTTTTTATTATTTTTTTCATTCACAAAAATCACCTCAACAATAGTATTGGTTGTATCGGAAATTTTATACAACGAATTCTGAATGTTGAGGTGATTGATTTTTTAAATTTTATTTTCCTTTGCTTTCGATTTCGGCTTTTATGTCTTTGATAAAGTCATCAAGATTATTGCTGCCCAAATCTCCGTTATCCCTGCTGCGGACGGAAACGCATCCCGTGCTGCTCTCGTTTTCGCCAAGGATAAGCATATACGGAATCTTTTTGAGCTGTGCCTCTCTGATTTTATAACCGATTTTTTCATCACGGTTGTCTATCTCGGCTCTGATACCCGATGCTTTAAGCTTTTCGTATACAGACGCCGCATAATCGTGAGATTTTTCGGAAACAGGCAAAACCTTAACCTGAACGGGCGCAAGCCATGTCGGGAACTTACCTGCAAAATGCTCGATAATAATTCCGATAAATCTTTCGATAGAACCGAAAACAACGCGGTGTATCATTATCGGCTGATGCTTTTCGCCGTCCTCGCCCGTATATTCCGCATTAAAGCGCATCGGCAATTGGAAATCAAGCTGAATCGTTCCGCACTGCCACGTTCTTCCGAGAGAGTCCTCCAGGTGAAAATCGATTTTCGGACCGTAAAACGCTCCGTCCCCCTCGTTGACAATATAATCGAGGCCGAGGTCATCAAGCGCAGATTTGAGTCCGTTTGTTGCTGTCTCCCAATCCTCATCACTGCCCATACTGTCCTCGGGGCGCGTGGAAAGCTCAACGTGATACTTGAATCCGAAAAGCGTGTATACCTCATCGATAATGCTGATAACGCCTTTTATCTCCGAAGGAATCTGTTCGGGGGTCATAAAGATGTGCGCATCGTCCTGTGTGAAACAGCGTACACGCATAAGCCCGTGCAGCTGTCCCGATTTTTCGTGACGGTGAACAAGACCAAGCTCGCCCATTCTAAGCGGCAGGTCACGGTATGAATGCGGCTCGGACTTATAAACCAGCATTCCGCCGGGACAGTTCATCGGCTTTACGGCAAAATCCGTATCGTCAATAACAGTTGTGTACATATTTTCTTTGTAGTGATCCCAGTGTCCCGAGGTCTCCCAAAGTTTACGATTAAGCATCATTGGTGTTGAAATTTCAACATATCCCTCACGTGTGTGAATCTTTCGCCAATAGTCAATCAAGGTATTTTTAAGCACCATTCCGTTCGGCAAAAAGAACGGGAATCCCGGGCCTTCGTCCATCATTGTGAAGATACCGAGCTCGCGTCCGAGCTTTCTGTGGTCGCGCTTTTTTGCCTCTTCTATCATATTCAAATATTCGGCGAGTTCGTCTTTTGTAAAGAACGCCGTTCCGTATATTCTTGTAAGCATCTTGTTCTTTTCGTTACCGCGCCAGTACGCACCGGCAACGGACGTAAGCTTAAACGCCTTTATTCCCTTTGTGTATAAAATATGCGGACCTGCGCACAAATCAACAAAATCACCCTGTTGATAAAAGCTGATCGATGCGTCCTCGGGTAAGTCCTCAATCAATTCAACCTTATAGGGTTCATCTTTTTCTTTCATAAACGCAATCGCGTCTTCCCTCGGTTTTGTAAAGGTTGTAATTTTAAGGTTTTCTTTAATAATCTTTTTCATTTCCGATTCAAGCGCGGTCAAATCCTCAGAGGTAAATCCGCCCTCTATATCGAAATCATAATAAAATCCGCTGTCAATAGACGGGCCGATAGCAAGCTTGGCATTCGGATACAGGCGCTTTACCGCCTGTGCCAAAACGTGCGAACAGGTATGACGAACAATGGAAATGTCGTTCTCAACCTCATTTACGGCACCGTTGCTGAATAATGCTTTCATTAGATAATCAATTCCTTTCGTATAGCCATAAACATATTATATATGAACAAACGCAAAAAGTCAAGCCAATTTGCCCGTGTTTTACAATATTATCAAAAATTCATTCATTTAGCATTATTTTCACCGAAATTACCCATCTTTTTTCGGCTTGATATTCTTTACGCTCTTGCGTTTCACAAGCCTTGCCTTATACGGTTCACCGCCTTTGAACGAAATATATTTGTTGTTTATTTTACGCATAAGCATTTCAACCGCCCTGTCATAGCCGTCGGGCGACTTTGCGATTGAGGTGAGCGGAATGTTCATCTGTGCCGCCGAATATGTATCATCCATTCCTATGACGGAAATATCATCGGGAACTTTAAGTCCACGCGCGTTTATACATTTTATTGCGCCTATTGCGATATAATCGTATGCCGCAAAAACAGCCGTCGGAATATTGCCGCTGTTGAACATACGCGTCATTCCCGCCACCCCCGCGTCCTCGAATCGTTCCGTGCCGTTGTATATAAGATTCTCGTCAATTTCAAGTCCAAGCGTGTTCATCGCTGCTTTGAACTCCTCAAACGTAGACGCAGTGTTCGTTTCGCCGATAAACGCAATTTTAGAATGTCCGTTTTCGGATAAATATTTAACTGCGGACAAAACAGCCCCGCGCATATCAACGGTTATACAATCCTCATTCGTATCATTTGATGACCCGAATGCGATTACGGGGAACTTATCGGGATTCACGATACTTTTCGCACCGCTTAAAACGATAACACCGTCTGCCTTTTGTATATATGCGTGGTATTTAAAAAGCTCGTTCACTCTGTCACCGTCAAATCCGCTTATCGACACAACAGCCATTGCCCCATGCTTTTCTATGCTTTTGTTAATATTATCAATTATATCGGTATAGAATTCGCTGCATATCTCGGGACAAATTATCGCTATAACGATTTTTGACGCTCGTTCCTTATGATATTTTTCGAATATGCCCATATCCTTTGCCGTATCGAAAACAAGGCGGCGCGTTTTTTCGCTGATGTCCTTGCTGCCCGAAAAGGCTTTTGATACCGTTGCGGTCGAAACATTGGCGCGTTTCGCAAGCTCTTTGAGCGACATATATCCACACTCCTTAATGAAATCCGACTTCATTTTTGTAAATTTCTCGTTTTATTCACACCTGTAAATTTTTAAATCGAAGCAACGCTTCTGCTTTGCTTGCAAAGAGCAGAGCTTGCGACAGATTGCAATAGTCGCAGGGAGCATTGGCTCCTCAGGGTTTCAGT